CTGACCGTGAGGCGCGCAAGGCACCGCTGATTCAGGTGGCCTGTAAGCTGGCGGGGGCGGTGCATTACGCCGACGTGCAGATCAACGTGGTTCGCTAAGGAGAACTGAATGTCTACCTATTCATTTATGGATGTCTCGGCCTCTTTGACGGGGCCGACTGGCGTTATCGACCTGGGGTACGGTTCGGCTAACTCGGAAGAAGGTATCGCCACTTCCATGACCGAAGGAAAAAACACCATGACGGTGGGCGCTGATGGGGAAGTGATGCACAGCCTGCATGCGGGTAAAAGTGGCTCAATTACCGTTACGCTGCTGAAAACCTCCCCGGTCAACAAAAAGCTGTCGCTGGCGTACAACGCGCAAAGCCAGTCCTCTTCCTCCTGGGGGAATAACGTTATCGTTATCCGCAATACGGTGTCCGGCGATATCACCACAGCGCGATCTGTTGCTTTCCAGAAACAGCCCGACCACACGAACGCCAAAGATGGCGGGACGGTGGCATGGGTATTCGACTGCGGCAAAATCGATCAGGTATTAGGGGAGTTCTAACCGATGGAATTTGAAATTAAAGACCAGAAATACCGCGTGGCGAAACTCAGCGTATTTGATCAGCTGAAGGTGTCGCGCAAACTGCTGCCGGTGCTGGCGGGCGTCATTTCTGATATTAGCGTGCTGCGTGCGGCGCAGAACGGCGGCGATATGATGGGCGCGCTGGAAACGGTACTGCCTAAAATTGCGGACGCTATCGCCGATATGCCGGATGAAAGCGTTGATGCGATTCTGTATCCGTGTCTGGCCGCTGTTTCCCGCCAGCATATGAAAAGCTGGGTGCCGGTCTGTCAGCAGAACACTCTCTCTTTCGATGATATTGATCTCTTCGTCATGCTCCAGCTGGTGGCGCGGGTGGTCGCCGATTCGCTGGGAAATTTTTTGCCCGTGAACCCTACCAAAGAGACAGCGCCCCCGCCAGCGGCATAACCTTCAATACGCTCCCCGGTGGTGAGGACTTTATCTTCCGGGTTGTCCGTGAATTTCGCATTGATCAGAAAGACCTCGACAGCGGGCGGGTTGATCTCGCCCGCATTGCGCTGCTGAACGACTATCTGGATATGGATGCAGACAACCGGGGGCGTATAGAGAAATGGAGACAGGCCAATGAATGCTGATGTGATTAAGTCTTTCCTGGTCTCGCTCGGGTTTGACGTCGATGAATCCGGTCAGCGCAAGTTTGAGGCGACGCTGGTCGGTGCAACCACAACAGCGTTGAAGGCGGGGGCAGCCATTGAAGGTGCGGCGCTTTCTGTTCTGGCCTTTACGGCAAAGATAGCGTCCGGTCTGGATAACCTTTACTGGGCATCGCAGCGCACCGGCTCAAGCGTGGAAGGGCTGAAGGCGCTGAGCTATGCCGCTGTTCAGGCTGGCGGGAGTGCTGATGCGGCGCGTAACTCGCTGGAGGGGTTATCGCGCTTTATGCGCCACAACCCAGGGGCCGAAGGATTTCTGAATCGCCTGGGCGTACAGACCCGGGACGCCAGCGGCAAAATGCGTGATATGTCTGCCGTCTTTACGGGCGTTGGCCAGCAGCTCAATAAAATGCCGCTGTACCGCGCCAATCAGTACGCGCAGATGCTGGGCATTGATGAGAATACCCTGCTGGCGATGCGGCGGGGGCTTGGTCAGTACCAGGGTGAATTCACCGCGATGGCAAAGGCTATCGGGTTTAATGCTGACCGCGCGGCGGCATCTTCCAACCGCTTTATGACCTCCCTGAAGTCATTCGGTGAAATGGCCGGGATGGCGCGGGATAAAATCGGCTCTAATCTGGCTGATGGCCTGGCGGATTCACTCGACACCCTGCGTAAACGTATTCTGGATAACTTCCCGAAAATCGAAGGGGTGCTGACCACCGGCATTCGCTGGATCCTGAATCTGGCGGGCGCGCTCAATCACTTTATTTTCAGGGTAATTCAGGGTACTGACCAGATGTTGCGCTGGTGGAGATCGCTGGATTCAGCGACACGGGACCTGATCAAGTTGTTCGGCGGGCTGGTGGTAGCCCTGAAACTGTTGAACAGCACGTTCTGGATGTCGCCCATTGGCCTGATTACCGCGCTGGCCGGTGCCATCTTCCTGCTGTGGGATGATTACCAGACCTGGCGGGAGGGCGGTAAAAGTCTTATCGACTGGGGAGCCTGGAAGCCTGAAATTGATGCTGCGATGAAGCTGGTGGGTGACCTGCAACACATGGTCGGCGAGCTTGCCGGCGCGATGGCGCATCTTCTCGGTATTGATCCGAAGGCCTGGTCGCTGAAATGGGACTTCAGTAACTTCATCGATCAGATGGGTGAGTTTGGCAAAATGCTGAACATGATCGCCGACCTGCTCAATGCCGTCACTGAGGGGCGCTGGTCTGATGCCGCGAAAATCGGTAAGCAGCTCTGGCAGCAGGGCGCAGACAAACCGGCGGAGAATTCCGCTGTTAATGACGCCGGGAACGCGACGGCGGAGTGGGTGAAGGATAAGACCGGATGGGATCCGCGAAGTATCGGTCGCAATGTCCAGAAATGGATGTTTGGTACAGAGCCAAATGAACAGAATGTGCCGGAAGAAGCCAGTTCGTCAGAGCTCAGGAGCCCACAACTGGACGACCTGAACCGGACACAGGAAAAGGCTCGACAGGAAGCGTCGAAGCAACGGGAAGACGCAAAACTCTACCCTGAACGTAGCGGCGGGATGTTGGGGAAAATTGCAGAGGGTATCGGGCGCATGGTTGACGGACTGTTTCCGTCAGCGGCTGCGGCGGAAATTACGCCGAATATCGTCACGTCGGACGTCGGGCATGATGTATCCGTTAACGGTACCGCGCGCGGCATTCGCAACAACAATCCGGGTAACCTGAATTTTGTGGGGCAGGCTGGCGCACAACTGGAAGGTCCTGGCGGACGTTTCGCCCGGTTCGAAACAGCATTTGACGGTATCAAGGCGATGGCCCGACAGCTGTTGCGCTACTTCGACGGCAAGACCACCGGAACGCGACTCCAGACGCTACGCGATATCATCTCCACCTGGGCTCCGTCCAAAGATAACAACAATACCGAAGCCTATATCAACGCCTTGTCGAAAAAGCTCGGTGTACGGCCTGATGCAGTGCTGAATCTTCGGGATCCGCAAATGCTGTCGCAACTGATGAACGGCATTATTCACCATGAAAACGGCTCAAACCCGTATCAACGTGAGCTGGTTAATGCCGCTGCTACCTCGGCAACCGGTAAGGCGATCGAGATTCATCAACAGAACACCTATCACATTACCGGGCAGGGTGCGGTGCAGATTGGCTCTGAGGTTGAACAGCGCCAGCTGAATGCCAACACCAGGACGATGCGAACAGCACAGGCGAGGAACAGTTAATGGATATTCTGTCTGTCTTACTGCGCCAGCGTAGTCGGGCCATTGGCACGGTGATCCCTGATGTGGTGGTGACCGAAAAGCACAGCGACACGCTGGAGATTACCGAGCACCCGGTGGAGAAGGGCGCGGCAGTTTCCGATCACGCTTATCGCCGCCCGTCGGAAGTGGTGATGGAAATCGGTTTTTCCGGCGGCGGTTCGCTGCTGGATTTTCTGGATACCTCTTCCGTCGGGCTGAGTATGGGCCAGTCGCCAACAGAGATTTATCAGGAATTGCTCTCGCTGCAGGAAAGTCGAGTTCCCATCGACGTGGTTACTGGCAAGCGCCTGTACAGCAACATGCTGATTAGGGGGCTGGAGGTGACCACAGACCAGAAATCGGAAAATGTGCTGATGGCTACCGTCACGCTGAGGGAGGTGATCATTACCTCCACGCAGCAGGTGCAGGTTGCTGAAAAGCAGAATATGGCGCAGGGCGCGAACACGTCGGCGGTGCAGAACTCCGGCACCAAAAGCACGAAATCTGCCGATCAGTCACTGCTTTCAAGCATTTTTGGTTAACAGGTGAACCATGACCGTCATCGCAGAAATACCACTCACAGCGGATAACCAGACCTTCAGCATCTCCCTGGCGGGATCTGATTACCGGATGCAGATTCTCTGGCGGGAATCATTCTGGTGTCTCGATATCAATGATGCCAGCAATAACCCGGTGATTTGTGGCATACCGCTGCTAACAGGTTACGACCTGTTAAAACAATATGCCTGGCTCGACCTGGGATTTGAATTGCATGTCTTATGCGACGTCAGCGGGCAGGAAAACCCCACGCAAACCGATATGGGAACCCTTTCCCACCTTTATGTTGTCACGGAGTAAATATGTCACAGAACTGGATGCGCCACTTTGAACTGCAGCTGGTGGACGATAAAGGTAACGGTATTGAGCTGTCCGACTTTAAAGTGACGTTTAATATCGACTGGTTCAATATCAGCACTACCACGCGAACCGGTATCATCAAAATTTATAACCTGTCAGCCGATACCACTAACCGGATTATCGGCGGAAAAGAGTTCTCAACGTTGCGAATTATCGCCGGCTATGATGGCATCGCCGAAACGGTGGACGCCAGCCAGGTCGGGCAGGCGCGTGAAGTTGGCGCCAGCACGGTCGGCCAGAGTGACGGTCGCAACTATGGCCTGTTGTTCTCCGGCGATATCCGTTATTCCATTACCGGGAAGGACAACCCGACTGACTCCTATGTGCTGATTCAGGCCGCAGACACTGATATGGCCTTCGTTACCACGATGACCAGCAAAACGCTGGCCGCCGGGTATACAGTTGAAGATATGTACAATGCCCTGATGAAGGACTTCAATGCTAACGGCGTCACACAAGGCAGGACGCCAGCATTTCCGACAACCGTTTATCCGCGTGGCCGCGTGTTGATGGGGATGACGCGTGACCTGATGAACAACGTCGCCCGACAGTGTAATGCGACCTGGTTGCTCGAGAACGGACAACTGCACATGCTGTCAAAAGACGAATATATGCATGATGCTATCGTTCTCAACAGTAACACCGGCTTGGTCGGCATGCCCCAGCAAACTATCGGCAACGGGGTAAATGTGCGCTGCCTGATAAACCCGAACATCAAAGTAAACGGACTTATTGAACTGGATCAGGCCTCGGTATTCCGCACTGCGCTGGGCAATAATGAAATTGCGATGGCAGGCGGCAGCATTACGGACCAGAACACCGACGGCAATATCACGCTCAGCGGCACCACTGCACAGCCCGCCAGTATCGCGACGGATGGCGTTTATATTGTGCGCGGCATTATGTACACTGGTGATACAAGGGGTCAGGCGTGGTACATGGATTTGATGTGTGAGGCGCGTGGTGCGTCGGATATTTACACTCAATCAGCTTTGCTAAGAGGATAAAGCAATGAGAGGTGCTATTTTTCTGTCAGCTATTTTTTTATCCAGCAGTGCGCTGGCAAATGGCTTTACAGTTAAGTGTGGCAGTTACACTATGATCGCTAATGAAGGTGAATTGTCGATAATTAACGGTGAACGAGTTACCTCTCAAAAAATCACTGAGCTTGGCACTGATGGATTGAAAGTCGATATGGGCCTCATGCCAGCCAAAGACGGTAACAATTACGGCTTTGAGTACATCCGTCGTCCCGGTACAGAAAAACGCTTTCTGAACGTTGAGCTCTTACGAGCAAGCATGGACGCGCCGAGAGTTATCGGGTCGTTTCCGTGTAAGAAAGTGCCTGTTTGAAAATTCTTTAAAAAAAGCCTCGCATCATCGTGAGGCTTTATATATAGAGCTAATTACGCTTTTGTGCCTATGAACCCGCCATCCTCAAACCTTGCTTTGAAGTTCTCCTTATTACAATCAGTCATTTTAAGGCATTTTGGACATTGTTGTTTATTACCAAACAAAACACCTGAAAGCAGGGAATCTCGATCTCCAATCCATAACATTGAAGGAAACCATGCTCCGCAATGGAGGCACTTGACCTGAATATCGGTAGTATTTGAGTTTGCGCTCATTTCTAGTCCTTATAAATATTCAATTGCTGTGAACTATAAACGGAAACGGTCGATAAAGTGAACCGCTATCCGTTTAAACAGTTTGATTGTTCCTAACAAAAATATCAAAGCCAATGCATTAAATTCATGGGGTTTACAAAATGGCTGTATCAGCACAAACCCGAAGCGGCGATTTATCGGAGACGCTCGAATCAACCGGGACGAACTGGGGAGGTCAGTTGCGCGTCGCGATGCCTGGAATCATCCAGTCGTTTGATCCGGATACAGTGACTGCGGTTGTGCAACCGGCTATCCGTTCGGTGCAGAAGAACGACGACGGAACCACCACAACCAGCGACTATCCGCTTCTGGTGGGCGTACCTGTTATTTTCCCGCGTGGCGGCGGATGTTCGCTTACGTTCCCGGTGAAAGAAGGCGATGAATGTCTGCTTATTTTCTCCGACCGCTGTATTGATTTCTGGTGGCAGAGCGGCGGCATTCAGGAACCCGGCGATGAGCGCATGCATGAGCTGTCCGATGCGTTCTGCATCGTCGGTCCACAGTCTCAGACACAGAAAATTAGCAGCATCAGCACCAGCGAGGTAGAGCTGCGCAGCGATGATGGTGGCACAAAGCTAAGTCTCAATCCGTCGAGTGGGGCGATCACCGGCACAGCGCCAGGGGGTTTTAACCTGAACGGGTTGCAGATTCTTGCTGATGGACGCCTGCAGCTGGTGGACGGCTCTATCGTCGATAAACATACGCATGGCGGCGTGGAAAGCGGCGGTAGTAGCACGAAACCACTGGGAGGTTAATTATGCGATACCGGCGAGAAGACGCCGACGGAGACTACACCTTCGGCAGCGGCGATGATACGTGGCTGATTAACTCACCCGATGCCGTGGCGCAGGCAGTGAAAACGCGCTTCGAACTCTGGTACGGACAGTGGTTCCTCGATACCACCGCTGGCACACCGTGGATCCAGTCTGTTCTGGGCAAGCAAAAACCGGACGTTTATAACCTGGCTATCCGTCAGCGCATCCTTGAAACGCAGGGTGTGAACAGCATCATCGATTTCAATACCAATGTGAACACCTCTACCCGGCGGGTAACATTTACCGCCACCATCGACACCATTTACGGAACAATGACAGTAACCAGCGAGGCATAAATGGCCCTCAATTTGGACACACTCGGCTTATCGGCAACG